GAAAGTTGATACTTGCTCTTACATGTCCAGGCATGTTAGCCTTTCCTTGTTTTTGTTCTAGTCTTTGATAGTGTCCTATCTTGTTTGCTCTCTTTGGAGAACCTTTTTCATAACCTGGGCGTTGTTTAAAGTCCGTTCTAAATTCAGTAATTCTGTTTAGTACGTCTTTTTCTGTTTTATTAGTTAATACCATTAGTAGAAGTTCACTTAGAAACTCCTGCATGAATACCGGAGTATCTGATCTACGCAAGTCTAAGCCCATTGCTTTTACTTTGCCAGGCTTGCCTTCTGTATCAGTTCTAAATCCTTCTAAGTCATACACTAATGCGGCATATCTTTTCTTTGTGATGTATAAGCCACTTTCTGCTACAATTTCTCTACCTGCCGCAATAACCTCTGCTCGACTTTTAGGGCAATGAAAAGCTTCAGCCATGAACTTGTCAAATGTTGCGTTTGCCGCCTCTGCTACTTGGTCATATAGTGTAATAACGTTTTCTTTGCTCCAAGGGATTTTACCAGCATCAATATCTTTTTTGAGTATAGGAAAAGCACTGAAATAAACAGAATCTGTATCTCCATATATAACCGCATCACCTACATGATCATATGTACCTGTGATAACCTTGTTTACTTCTGCTGACATGTGTTTTACAATAGTTCTACCACTCAGTGTTGTTGATTGACCAATACGTTTATCAAAGAATCTACAACCAGGATTTAGAATAGCACCGTATAAACTATTTAGGTTAATCTTTTTTACTAACTGTCTTTTATCCCAATATTCTATTTCTATAGAATTACCAGCATCTTTTGCCTTTTTAAGTTGACCTTGTAATTCTTTTCTTTCTTGATACCAACGTTTAAGTAATCCAGGAATCACACCCTCGTGTTCAGTTGTAAAGATTGTGCCGTTTGAAGAAAGCATCCAAGGTTTGTTACTTTCAAAGATTATTTTGTAAATTTCTGCTCCACTTAGAACATCTTCTTTATCATTTTCCCAATCAACAGTAATAGCAACGTCTCTTTTCTGATCCATTACTGCTTCATATTCTAATGTGCCGAACTTTCCTTCCCAAGCACCAGCAAAGGATTTCTTTTGTAAGTTCATAGCTTCATTTAGATATTCATCAGTAAGTGTTGGGCGTAGTTGTCCAACAATAGTTGCTGGATCCATGTTCAATGCTCTAATTACAGATGGATACAGCGAATTCAAATCCATTGAACCTACCCATTTGTGTAAGCCTTTTTTAGGAAAAGCAACATAGGCACCAGCCGCTGTCGAAGACTCAGGATCACGTTTAGGTCTGTTTGGTACTCGCATACCACGTCTATGTGCTTCGTTTACAATAGCTTGTTCAGTAACTGCGACAGCACCCATAGTGGTCTGTAGCAAAACAGTATTCGCATGAGCGAGTTCATTACTAAGATCTATAAATCTTAGTTTTTTGTCCAGCTTGTCCAGTAGTGCAACATCTTGTCTGTTGTATTCAATGAATGTTCTGAAGTCATTGTTATAAAGTTGATCGAGTGTACCTTCATATACAGTTTTCTTTTCACCAACTTCAAGTTCACCAATGGCATCAAGTCTGTAAGTGTGTCTTTCTTCATATGTGTATTTACGATATAATTCTAAACTATCTAAATGTACTCTACCTACTAGGTCATAGGTTTCAGCTGATTTGCCATACTTTTCATATTCACGTTTCTTAGGAAGTTGTTTCCATAAACAAAAACGTCTTGTGTCATCTTTACTTAAAACTCTTGAAACACGATTGACTGTATAAGGAATATCATAACCTTCACTGTTCCAACCTGTTAGTATATCACTATCTTGGATCAGATCCAAGAATGCTTGTAACATATCTTCTTCTTTTTCAAACAGCACACATTCCTGTCCCCATTCCTTAGTTTGTTCTTTTGCCTCCTCCATTGTCAAAGTCTTTGGGGGAACTGCTAAAGTTATTAAAGTATCAAGCCATTGTAAATGTACAGTGATAGCAGTAATAGGCATAAAAGGATCGCTTGGATCAGCAAATCCTCTTTCAGGATCAAAATCTGTTTCGATGTCAAAAAATGCTACATTAAGTTTAGGAGCATCTTGATTAAGATAGTTTTCACTCAAACATTGGAATATAGGATTGATGTCACTTTCAAAAAGTTTTCTTTTATTGTTTATTGCTAGTTCTTTGCGAAAGTCTTTTGTGTTTCTTGAAACAATACGCGAGATTGGATCACCATAGATGCTTCTATGTTTACCTTTCGGATCATCATAATAAAAAGTATATTTTACAGGATGTTCTTGGAAAATTCTTTTACCATCAACTCGTTCTACTACTCTGATGATGTCAGAATCTCTGTCAAAATAGGCGTCTACGTAACTCATTCAATCTCCATGTTGCTTGTGGCCAACAAAACCATACTACATGCCCGCCATTTGGCATAGGGCGTTATTAACTTATATATCTACTTGTCTTTTCCAACAGTAGTAACAAGAGTTTCAAGGTCTTCAAATTCATCGGCAACTTTATGCCAATCACCTTTGTGTGCTACCTTAATTGCCTTGTTAATTAATGCTGTCTTTACGTTCAATTCTTCTGAAACTGCTTTTACTGTTTCTTTAAGACCTTCTTGAAGATCATTAATTTCCTGTAAAACAGTGGCTCCTTCATTTACTAGTCTTTCTAGTTTTGCCTTTTCGTCTTGTCCATAAACTCTATCACTCATAATATTCTCCTAGTGTTGCCTAATTATAATGTATTTTTGTTGATTTGTCAAGTAAAATTTAACCATTTTGTAATAGTTTTTGGTAGGCTTCTTCAAAACCTTCTGTATGAATATATGCTTCTTCATTATGCCAAAGCCTTCTCAAATAAGAATCACTCATAGATACAATATCTTCATCCGCCCAATTATGACAAGCTAGATGTCCTTTTATCATCCAAAATCTTCTATATGCTTCTTTCCTAAACTCTGGGCTCATTTTACAAATGCGCCAATCCTTCCGTGGATGTCTGGATAATCTTTAAATGTATATCCGACTGGAGGAGTTGTATCTTGTCCTTCCCATACTGGAATAAATTCTGTTATTTGGTCGTCAAAGTCTGTATTCTGTCTTAAATGGACTTCTATCAATTTGTCACCTATATATTCGCAGTTCAAGTGTTCTTTGTTTATAAAAGTATTTAATATAATATCAGGAGCAGGAATATGTTTGTGAATCTTTAACCACTTGTCCCATTTTGTAAAAGTATTTTCTGATTTGAATCCTTCTACACATAATACTTGATTACCAAATTTATAATCTACAGAATAATGTCTACCCTCAAACCATTCACACCAAAAGTAACCTAATGGTAGATCAATAGTTTGTTTTTCTATCCAAAGTTTTTGTGCCCCTAATCCTAAACCCATTGCGTTGACACAAGGACGTACAATATAGTAATCTGCTTTGGGAACATCCATTCCTGTTGGTCCACAAACATACCCCATTTTTCTTGAAAGTATTAGTTTATCTAATACCCACAATTCGTCTGGATCTATTGTTTGCCATAAGATATCCTCAGGATGGTCAGGATATTCTCTATCTAGGTTTCGTCTTCCGTCTTGTATTGCCATTCGTCCGTATGTCCTACTGACCATTTTGGTGTGTTCTCCACTGTGTAATTTTGTGTACACACTTTGAAATCAGGTTGCTTTTTATTTGAAGGCACTAAACTTTGATCTGTGAATATAACTCTGTTATTTGGTTGAGCGGCAAATTGTCCGTTATTTAATTTAATAATGTTGAAAGATTTATGTTCAGGATCGTGTTCAGAAAAGTTAGTGTCTATTAGGCTTTTATCTCTATGTGCGTTGTCAACGGTAAAAAGATATTCACCCTTGTGCATTTTTTTATCTTTTCCAAAAAATTCACAGTCGCAAAGCATAGATTTCTTAATAACTGTTATATCATAATCAAAACAATCCCATATTTGTAAAACGTCAAGCGGAAGTTGATTATCTTTGTCATAATCTTCTTTCCATACAAATGCTGATATAGGAAGTTTGTCAAATAAAGCACCATAGTCTGTAAGTAAAGTTTCAAAATAAAGTGCTTTACCCATTGTGCTTTTAACAGTAATCCAAAGCCCAGGAGTTAATTCTCCATGTCCTTTTTCTAGATCATATAGATACTCTTTTTTTACAAATACTGGTACAATAGGGGTGTTGTGAACTAAAAAAGACATATCAACAGTATTTAGCTGATATTATTTTTTCTTTTTCTTTCCGGCACAATGAGCTTTTTGTGAAAATCCCTTAGGATTAGAGCAGTTAATGCTCTTTTTATATTTAGAACTCCACTTTTCGTAGATAGGTATGTCTTTTATCTGCAGTGATCGCATCTACAACCTGTACATATATCGTTTACACATTCCTGGCATTCGGTATCACAATGGCATGTATGATTACATTTTTCACATTTACAAGTATTTTCCAAAAAATTCTCCTAAGTCTTAACGTTTTTTGCCTTGCCACGTCTATCCGCATTAGGATCTTTTCTTCTCTTACGCGAAGCAGAAGTTTTTCTTTTCTTCTTGCCCATAGCGTAAGCCTTTGAAGCTGGTAAACACTTTGGCTTTCCTTCACCTTTACTTTTGCCACCACATGATCCACGTATTTTTCCATCTGGACCAAAACGGACCCATTTTTGTTTAAACCATTTTTTTAGATCTTCGTGTAGATCCATTTCTTCTGAAAATACTAAATCTCCACAGTTCACACAATAGTCTACATGTTCTCTTTTTACACAGTTAGGTACACGTTTTCCAAACATTGTTTTCATGCCCTTCTTTTCGTATCCTTTCCAACAGCGTGTGCCTTCGATCATTTCATGATTTTCTTTGTAATATGGATTTTCTGGATCAGCATCGTTAGATTCATCTGGCCACCAATCTAATTCAAACTTCTTTCCTTTAGCAAACATGTCTTTCATGCCAAGTATTCTTTTTTCGTACTCTTCTGGCACTGGTTCTGCTCTACCATATACTACATCTAAACAAAAATTCAAAGTTACAGCGTTAGCAGTGAGACTTCCGCATCTAGCACCAACTTCGTTCTTTAAATGATCAATCAAAATACTGCCTGAACATTTAGCAAGTTCGTCTGACATATCCTCATCTACCTCTAGATCTATGTAACTGTAAACAAAATCATAGTGTGGCGCAGGTGAACCATC